GAACGGATATGCCGCCAAAGATTTTACCGAATACTTCTGTTCTTTTCGGCGATGAAAACATCACAGAACTGCAAGAGCAGCCTTTTATCATCATTCGTGAGAGATTAGAGGTCGAGGCGGTCAGAAGACTTGCCAAAGAGAACGGAATCCAGAAAAAAGACATTGAATTGATCGTCGGAGACAGTAATTCCGATGCAAATGAAGGAGTAATTCTGAATAATTATGAGGTTTCCAATAAAGTGACCTCACTGTTATACATGACAAAGGAAAACGGAGTCGTAAAAGTTGCACGTTCCACCGCGCAGTGCGTCTATGAACCCCTGCATGCTATCGAAGGTGATGTAACAGGGCTTCATTCGTACCCGATCTGCTCCATGATATGGGAGCCAATGCCGTATAACGCAAGAGGCGTTTCGGAAGTGGCACAAATGATACCGAACCAGTTAGAGGTCAACAAGACAGCTGCAAGAAGAGCGATAACCGTAAAGCTATGCGCGTTTCCTAGAATTGCCTATGACTCTACGGTTGTTCCGAACCCCGAAGATTTAGATACGGTCGGAAAGCCGATCGCGGTCAATGGCGGTGGTTCGCAGTCGGTATCACAAGCAGTTTCCTACCTGAACGCCACAAACATTTCAAGTGACGCAAAGAACCTTCAAGACGACTTGTTGCAGACCACGAAAGACTTGGCAGGCGCAAGTGATTATGCGATGGGTAATGTCAATCCGGAGCAGGCATCCGGACAGGCGATTATTGCAGTCAGAGACTCCGCACAGGTTCCATTAAACGAAAACGTGGCACGCTACAAGCAGTTTGTAGAAGATGTTGCCTTGTTATGGTTCGATATGTGGGTGGCTTATCACCCCGAAGGAATCGAGGTTACTTCTACCAATGATATGGGAGAAGAAGTACAAGTTTTAATAGACAAAAAGCAATTACAGGAATTAAAGCCAACAGTCAGAATTGACGTTTCACAGGATAACCAGTGGACGAAGCTTTCCGAACAGCAGTGGCTTGACAACATGTTCGACCGTCAGCAGTTATCCTTAGAGGAATATGCGGAGCTGGCACCGGACAATGGATCTGTGCCGAAAGGAAAATTAAGAGCAGTGCTTTCAAAGAGAGAAGCACTGATGGCAAAACAGCAAGCCCAAAGCGGAGAAAACTTTGCAAGACAGGTATTAAACCTTGTATCACAGGGAATCCCGCAAGAGGACGCGATCGGGCTTGTACAACAGCAATTATTCAGTCAAGAGACAGCCGAACCGGCTGTTTTTTAATATTCAAAAAGGAGATAAAACATGGAAACAGAAACTTTGAACCCTCAAATTGAGGAAAGCGCAGAAATGACGGAAGCCGCTGAACCGTCGGAAGTGGAAGTTTTAGGCGAAGAAGAGCAGGAAGTCGCCGAAACTGCCAAAACAGAGCAAGATGCAGCATTTGCACAGATGCGAAGACACAATGAAGAACTCGCTCGGCAATTAGCCGAAGCACAGAAACAGTCCAAAGAGTACGAAGATGCTTTAGGGCTGTTTTTTGATGGTGAAGACAAAGCGTTAAAGGCACATGCCTACTACGACGAACGACCATTCGAGGAAGTCAAGGCAGAAACGGAAATGCAAGCACAGCTCGCTGAACTCCAAAATAAAAACGCTAGCTTAGAGCAGCAGCTTTTAGAGCAGCAGGCTCAAGCGCAAATGGATGCGGATTTAGCAGAGATTCAGAAATCACATCCCGAAGTAAAGTCCATTGATGAGTTAGGACAGGAATATTTAGCGTTCCGCTTCAATCCAATGGGCGAAATGGGAGCAGAGCAAGCATTTCAAATGATGATGGCATACAAAGGCAACATAACACCCAAGAAACCACCAATCATCGGAAATGTCTCAACCACAGACAAACCTCAAAGCGATTATTACACGCGTGAGGAAGTTGAAGCGATGTCTCCTGCGGAAGTGAAAGCGAATTATGACAGAATCCGCGAATCAATGAGCAAATGGTAAAGGAGAAATAACAAATGTCATATCAAAATTTTATTCCAACAGTATGGGCGGAAGCAATCAACAGAGACATCGAGAGAGATCATGTATTCGTAGCTGACACCAATCGTCAGTATGAAGGAGAAGTTAAGCAGAAAGGCGATTCGGTAAGAATTCTCGGCGTAGGTAAACCAACAATCAAGACGCAGATAGGTAAGAAGATTGTTTTGACCGGACCAGAAGAGGTCGCAGATCAGTCTATCACTCTTAACATCAATCATGCAGCATACTTTGATTACGGAGTAGGCGATATTGATAAAAGACAGGCTGTCGGCGGCTTAATGGAAGCCCTTGCAAAGGAAACTTCCGAAGCCTTGGCGGACGAAATGGATAGGTTTGTTGCGAATATGTCATTAAACAAACAGGCTGTTGTGTTCAATTCTGCGGCAACCACCATCACAAAGGACAATATTCTTGAAACAATCGACAACATGCTTGTTAAATTACTGGAAAACGATGTAAAGAGAACGTCCAACATTACGCTGACGCTTCCTCCGAAACACGTTATGCTTTTGAAACAGGCGTATGTACACCTTGATACCGATAACTCTGTTATGATGAAAAACGGCGTTGTAGGCAAGTACAACGGTATCACGATCAAGGAATCCAACAACTGCGCGAAAGATTCTTCCGGAAACTACATGGTACAGCTGAAGACAAACAGAGCGATTGCGTTTGTAAATCCGATGACGCACATCGAGCCGTACAGACCGGAAAACGGGTTTATCGACGCGGTCAAGGGATTCATTTTGTATGATGGCATCATCGCAAGACCGAAAGAACTGATCGTAGGCAAATGGGTATAGGAGGTATAGAAAATGGCAAAAGTAAAAATCACATCTGACAAATTAACCCTTAACGAATGGGGAACTTTAACCTTTACAGCCGGTACGACCGATGGTTTTCAGGTGCCGGCAGTAAACGGTGACTGGAAAAGAGTCGTTTTAGTGCAGAACACGGACGCTTCTGCTGCGGTTACTGTTACCGTAAAGCAAGGAAACGGCATTCAGGGCGTAAAAGACCTTGACGCATTTTCGGTTGCAGCCGGAAAGACTGCCGCAATCAGACTGGACGACGGAAGATATAAAAACGTATCCGGTACTGATAAGGACTATATCCTTATCGTTCCGTCCTCTACAAAGGCTTCCATGTCCGTTATTGAGTTACCGTAACTTGATGGGGGCAGAAATGCCCCCTTATTTTTTTAGGAGAAAGCTATGACATGGGGAGAACTTAAAAATCAAATACGAGACCTTGGCTTTGAGGATAATTCAGCGATGACTGAATACGCCTCCATTACAAGAAACGCCGCGAACCATGCAATTCATGTAATCAATACAACGGTGGTCATGCCGCTAAAGGCATATTTCGAATCTGAATTATCAACAGACGAAAAAAAATGGACGATGCCGGTCATTACTGACATTACAGAGGACACGCCCGAAGATTTTGAGATCCAGCTGCCGCTTATCGTGCAGCCTTTAATCAAACTTTTGGCAGGGCATTATGTATGGCTTGATGACGATCTGACGAAAGCGACGTATTACTACAACGAGTACGACGATTTGATGAATCAGATCAAACAGGCATGTTATTCCACAAGAAAAACTGTTATCGGACAGGGGTTGAGATTATGAAGCTAAAAATACCTGCACAACCATCATATAGGCATACCTACTACGAGGGATTGCGTGGAGCAGACTTTTCGAGAGACAGAACAGAGGTAAAAATCCGAAGAAGCCCCGACATGCTCAATTTAATTTCCGACAATGGGGGAAACCCTATAAAAAGACGAGGTTGGAGAAAAGTCACCACAATTCCGAACGCGGGGAAGATTGAAAAGATTCTCCTGCACAAAGAGAGCGTTGGAGCAGTCAAGTATGTAATAGCTGCAAAGGGAATATACGCAGTTTACGAAAAAAACGGCGTTGATACCATTGTAACGCTTGTTTCTTACGAAAGATTAGAATGCGCTGACTTGTTTTTGTTTGATGATTCGGTATATTCGTTCTGTAATGGAAAGCTGTATAAGTTTAAGAACTTGGCGGCAGAGGACGTATTGACCGCAGGAACAGCAAAGATTCCGGAAGTGTCTATTTCGAGAAACCCCGATGGCACCGGCGGAGTATCCTTAGAGGGAGTCAACCTTTTAACTACAAAAAGGACATTCTCATTTTTAGGGAACGACACAGACAAGGAATATTCTCTTGTGCCGCAAAAACTAACAGAGAGTGACTTCTATAAATACATTGTAGCCGGTTCCATCAAAGTCGAAGTTATGAACTCTGACGGAGAGTTTGAAACCAAAACAAAGGATACCGATTACACCATAGGAGAAACCAAGACATTAAAGGGCAGAGATATTTTAGGCAATACGGTTGATTTCGTCGTATGCGCCCCTAAAATCACGTTCAAGGCTGCGCATAAGCCTGTTGTGACCGGACAGGACAATGTAAAAATCACATTCGAGAATTTTGACGCTACCGAAGACCACAAAGAAACCATCGGCGGAGTTGAGACGATAATTTATAAAGGGCAATACAAAGAATCAAGAGTTGACCTTCTGAAAACCTCTATCACAAAGGCATACGGGTATTCCACAACAGACAGAATCTTTGCGGTAGGTGGAGTGAAAAAGAATCGTGTTTACTACACAGGAATCAACGACCCTACATACTGGCCTGACAACAATTATTTTGTAGCCGGTCAAGATGGTAATGATATTGTCGGTTTACACGCCTATTCTTCTTATTTGGCGGTCATAAAGGGAGATACCAACACAGAAACAACGGTTTATCTTTCCTACGGTCAAACGCTTGCAGGAGAGACGTATTTCGCAGTCAAGCCTACAATGGGCGGAGCGGGCGGAATTGCGACAAAGACATTCGCCACGCTAGGCGACGACCCTCTGTTTTTGACACGAAACGGAGTATTTGCAATCACAAATGTTTTTGCAACGACAGATAACGTACTTAGAAACCGCTCATACTACATTGACAAGAAGCTGATTAACGAACCTAACCTGGAAAACGCTTGCAGCGTTGTGTGGAAGCGGTATTATCTTCTTGCAGTGAATGGTCATTGTTATGTTCTTGACGGTAGGCAGAAGTCTAACGACGTGAACAACACGACAAACTATTCGTATGAGTGCTACTATTGGGAGAACATTCCGGCAACGTGTTTCTTTGAGTACGAAAACGAGTTATGGTTTGGAACGGCAGAGGGCGTTTTGTGCAAATTCAATACTGACATTACAGATAAAACCGCATACTGCGATGATGGAACGGTTTATGTAACAGAGATTGGCGACAAAATACTGACTGGCGGCGTTGCGATACCATGCAGATGGTCCACACCGCTTGACGATGACGGAGCGCCGCAGTATTTTAAGACGCTGAATAAAAAAGGTTCGCTTTTAACCTTGCTTCCGTATGATAGAACATCAGCGGAAGTGACGTTGATAGCAGACGGAGAAAGAGAATATCCTCTTGGAATATTCTTTGCCGATATTTTCTCTTGGGATCCAGTCGATTTTGATAGATTCACATTCAGCAGCAATGAAACCGCGCAAGACGATTTTTTCAATAAGAAAGTAAAGAAGTACAAACGACTGCAAATTGTCGTTGAAAACAACACAATTTATGAACCGTTCGGACTTTTGAAGATAACAAAGACTTACACAGTAGGTAATTTTTCAAAGAATAGGGGGTAGAGCATGGCACTATCTGACGTAAAAACGCTAACCAGTGAGAGAAATGCAGCTTATGTCAAGTCAAATCAAGGCAGAAGGCTGAACGGAACCGTCGAGCAGAACAAAGATGCTTTTGACAAGTTTCCACAGCTGAATATGGATAAGCACAATGAACTTGTTGATTTATTGATTGCTTTAGGGCTTGACAGTATTTCGACTGATATTTCCTCACGATACACCAAAGAAGAAACAAACACTAAAATTTCAGAAGAAACGACCGACCTTATAAAAACGATTTCCTACACAAAAGGCGACGGAAAATTCAAAATTACAACAAAGGGCGGAGTTGTCACAGATATTGACACAGACCTTGAAAAAATTCCTGCAAGTTTCGAGTTGATGGAGATTGACGGAAAGACGTATTTAAGAATCACGAATCAAGACGGAACCTATACGCAAACAGAAGTTACCTCACTTCTGAATGTTTATAGCTTTAGTGATTCAGATACGATTGACTTCACAGAGTCACCAAAGTATTCCGTCACTGCGATTGTCAAGCCGAATTCTATTACACTAGACCACTTATCGCTTACGGCAGTATCAACCTTAGAGGGATATGTTTCTGCGGCTGCAGGAAGCGCAAATTCAGCGGCGGGAAGCGCGTCTGCGGCAGAAACAAGCGCAAACAACGCAAGCACATTTAATCAGTCTGCAAAGGGATATTCTGAATCTGCGGCGGCTTCTAAAGCATCTGCTTCGGAAAGCGCAACAAGCGCAGGAAACGCAGCTATCATAGCGGATCAGAGAGCGAATGCGGCGGACACTTCGGCAATCCTTTCGCAGTCCTACGCAAAAGGCGGCACCGGAACGAGAGTCGGAGAAGATGCTGACAATGCCAAGTATTACATGGAGCAGGCGAAAGCGGCGGCAGGCGGTGATTTTGCGACAAAAACAGAATTGACAGAAGGGCTTGGAAAAAAGGTTGACAAAGTATCAGGTAAGCAGTTGTCTACCAACGACTACACAACAACCGACAAAAACAAGGTTGCAAATGTTCCGTCCAACACAACCACAGAACTTGCCAAAAAAGCCGTAACTCTAAACAAAACTGCCACCCTCGGCACATCGTGGACTACGGAGGCAGGATACGTTAAGCAGGTAGTCACCGTGCAGGGAATCCTTGCGACAGACACACCGATTATTGACCTTATAACCGCAACGGCAGACTTCGAAGCACAGGAAGAAGCGTGGGGGAAAGTCTTCAAGGCACAGGCGGGCGCGAATCAGATTACATTCTACGCAAAAGAAGCAACAGGAACAAGCATCAGCTTAAACATAAAGGTGGTGAGATAAATGGGAGACTGTTTTATCGTAAGACGAGGCGGCGGAATTGGGAGTATTCCAACAGGAATTGAAGTGACAACCGCACCGAGTAAGATATCATACAAAGCAGGAGAAAAGATAAACCTCGCCGGCATGGTCGTGAAAGCAAGCTTTTCTGACGGTTCCTCGCAGGACATAACAAGCCAGTGTACGTTTTCCCCGTCAGCAGGAACGACAGTTTATGAGGACACGACGAAAATCAATGTAACATGGATATGGGACAAAGCGAATATCACCTATCAGACAAGCCAATCTATCACCGTCACGAGAGTGCTGTCATCTATTGCAATCGCCACACAGCCAACCAAAAAAAACTACACCAAAGGCGAGACGCTAAACCTCTCCGGTATGGTCGTGGAAGCGACCTTCAATTCCGGAAATTCCGCTGTAGTAACAGGCTACACGACAAGCCCGGCAAACGGAAGCACGCTAAGCACAACCGGAACCATCACAGTGACGGTAAGTTACAGCGAAAACGGCGTCACAAAGACTGCAAGCACAACAGTAACGGTGTCAATCAAAATCGTCACTTGGGCAACCGGAACTGACGCGGAGATTGCTGACATGGTAGCTGCTGCCGATGCAGGTCAGATTAACCTCAAAGACTACTGGGCGGTAGGGCAGGAAAGAACAGTTAATCTCTCTGTGATGGCAGCAGTCGTAGTTGGAGAGACACAGGCTGCGCAAAGCGCAACACTTGTCTTGATGGACTCGACCTGCACAGGGTTTACTTTAGCGACAACCACTTCCGGCGGTAAAACAAAACCGGATTTCATTGTAGGACTAAAAAACAGCCTGAAAAAAACGGGGTATATGAACTCGAGCGACACAAATGAAAACGGATGGTCCGGGTGCGCAAGAAGAACGTGGTGCAACAATGTGTTCAGAGAGGCAATCCCGTCATCGCTTAGGGGAATCTTTAAGCAGTTCAAGTGGAAACAGGGAAAAGGCGGGGGAGAAACAAGCGGGCTACTCGAAACTACAGACTACTTCGGGCTTGCACCGGAAAAAGCAATCTTCAAAAGCGCAGCCTATTCACAATCCGATGAAGCCGCGCTCTACACGCAGTGGGATTGGTATAAGGCATCAGCGAACAGAATCAAAAATGTAGGGGATGGAGGTGCGGCCACCTATTGGTGGGAGTGCTCTGTTCGTTCGAACTTCACTTCTTATTACTGCGCTGTGACCGGCACCGGCAATGCGAACTATAGCAATGCGAACCTTATTTCTGGGTTGGCTCCGTTCGGCTGTATCTAAATAATCGACTCCGGTCGGGAAAGGAAAAAACATGGACGCAGAAACAGTAAAAGCAATCAAGGTGATGCAGGAGCAAATCAACGACCTTGTTCAGCGAATGGACGAAACGTTGCACACATTCGTGAATAGAAAGACGACGCTGATTGCAGGAACTTTCGACGACGAAACCGCGGCGAAAGTGCAGGAGCTGTACCCATCATGGAATGAATCGGAAGCCTATAAAAAAGGAGACAGAGTACGCTATCAAGACACATTGTACAAGTGCCTGCAAGCGCACACCGCCCAAAGCACATGGACGCCAAAAGACGCGCCTTCTCTATGGGCAAAGGTTCTAATTCCATCACCGACAGAAATACCGGACTGGGTACAACCGGAAAGCACAAACCCGTACATGAAAAACGACAAAGTGAAGCACAACGGAAAGACTTGGGTATCTACGGTTGATAATAATGTATGGGAGCCGGGAGTATACGGTTGGACGGAAGTAACAGAATAAGGAAAGGGGATAATCGTGGCTACAATTTATAGAAAAGGCTCCACGTCAACATCTGAAGTAAAGAAAATGCAACAGGGGTTAAAAGACAAAGGATATTACAAAGGAAACGTGGACGGAGTATGGGGGAGTGGCACATCATCTGCGCTGTCCGCTTTTAAATCCGCAACAGGCGGTTCGAACTCATACGGAAATTCTTTTGGTAAAGAAACCACCGATAAACTGTATGGAACTAATTCGAGCGGAACAAAATCGAGCGGAGCAAAAGGCGGGATAGGGTTCATGCAAAATGTGATTAAGTCAGTCTCGAACAATCCTACAGCTTATGGCACTGCGTATTATAACGCACTGACAAAAGGCGGAATGGATCCGATCGGGTCTGATAAACTCACTGCCGACCCGAACATCCAAAACCAATGGAACATGGCTTTAGGCGGAGCGCAAGACCTTTACAACACCAATGCAGGACAGCTTGGAAACGTATACAATCAAGGCGTAAATCAAGCAAACCAAGCTGCCGAAGATGCCGCGAGACAGCAGTACATTGTTTACAAGCAGAACAAAAACAAACTTGCGGAGCAGTTATCGTCTAGCGGAATCACAGGCGGTGCAAGCGAGACCGCCTTAAACAGCATTCTGAACGCATATGCTTCGGGCTTGGCGAGCAACAATTCGGCACTGCAAGAATCCCTTGCAAAACTCGGAAACGAGTACCAAGGCGATTTATCCTCGCTCATGGCACAATTACAGCAAAGTCAAGCCGCAATCAATAACCAATACGGTCAAATGCAAGCGGAGGACTTGGCTAATCAGAAAAAACAGCTTGCAGAGAGTCAAGCATCAGCATTACAGGCATACTTACAGCAACAGCAACAGAGAAAAACCAACGATTGGAACAGCAGAGTATCTGCAAACATTCAAAGCAAGAATCCGACCTATGTTTGGACTGACTCTGATGGCAGACTGCATTACAACAATTCTTCTGCGGCGGCTTCACAGGCAAAGGCACAAGGATACAAGGTTGTTGAGAACAAGAAAAAGAATTCGACTACAAAAAAGAGTACAACAAAGAATTCGACCAAATCCGGCTTGGATTATTCGTCCATTTGGGGAAACACAGGAACGACCGCCAAATCCAGTGGAACAACCAATAAGACGAGCAAGACAAAGAAAAGCAGTAACAGCACGCTTCCAAGCCTAGCGTATTTAACAGGGCTTCAAAATTCCTCAAACAGCAAAAAGTTGAGCGAAAACTTCACAAAAGCCGCTCTTGCGGCATATGGTTACAAAGTCTAAAGGAGTAGAAAATGGCTATAGATTGGAACGACCTCAAAAAGCAAACGAAAGAACACAAAACCGAAAAGGCTTTTACAAAAAACTCTGCAAAGACATTCGGCGATTTTGTTCAAACCAGTTCTAACGGAAAGCTAAAGCCAAAGAAACGGAACTTGCCGACAAAGAGCGATGCTAAGAGCGGAGCAAGCAAGTCGAAAAGTGGCGTAAAACAGCAGCTTGATTGGCTTATCAGAGACATCACATCTGACTTTTTACCGACCGCAGAACGCCAAAAGGTGCAAGACCAAATTAACAGGGAAAAGAAAGCCGAATATCAGAGGAAAGGCGGATTTTCCAATGACAAAATAGGGCAGTTTTATACAGGCTTTGGAGAGGGAGTTGTGAACAATTCCCTCCCGGGCATGGCGTATAGCATTGCAAAAGGCAAGAAACTTAGCGATAAGATGGAAAAAGGAAGCAAGACCATCAAAGCACCTACAAAGAGCGCTGAAAAGGCAAGAAAAGCGGGCAATATCGCAGGTGAAATGGCAGGCTATGCAGTAGGCTATGGGGCGGCAGGAAAAGCGACTACAAAGGCTGCCGGAAAAGTTTTGGCTACAAAAGCAGGCAAAAAAGCAACTGAAAAAGCCGTTGCTAGCAAGGTCGGAAAGAAAATCGGCGAGGAAGCTACAAAACAGGTCTTGAAGAGTGCTACCAAGAACGCAATCGCAGATGCCACCGTTGGTACTGCGATGGATTTAGGCTTGGCAAGGGGCGAGGGCAAAAAAGGCAAAGAACTTGCCAAGGACATGGCGGTCAATGCCGGAATCAATGCGGTTACTGGCGGTGTCATGGAAGCCATTCCGGTGGTAAAAGCCTTAAAAGGCTCAAAGAAAGCGGTCAAGAAAGAACTTCCAAAAGCCGTAAAACAGGCTGTAAAGGAAGAAGTTACCCCAAAGGTAGAATTGCCTAAAGCTGCCGCAAAACAGGCTGAAAACGTCAAAATCGAGCCTAAAATGGAACTTCCAACAGCTAATAGCGTTAAAAATCCAGTTGAGATATCTGGGAAGACGCACAATGTCGAAAAAATAGAGCTAATCCCAAAATCGGCTGCCGACGTAGGTCCACAACCTACCGCAGTCGATTTAGAATCAACTCTTAATCAAAGTGTATCAAATTCCCAAAATAATGTCAAGCTAAAAGACCTTGGCGCAGATGTAGCTAGACCGAACCAAGCGTTTAAGGACGCAAAAAAGAAATATGGCACATACGATGGTGGAAAGGTTCCGCTTAGGACAGACATGGGAAAAGTCACGCAAGGGGCAAACACCGTATACAATTCTCCTATTGTTGACAAGAAGACAAGAGAAGTAATCAAGGCGAACATCGAGGAAGGCTCTTACTGGACGAGAAAGACAACAAATAAGGAGAAACTTGACCTTGCATCTGACAAAATCAAAACAAATGGGCTTGATTTTGAAACAAAATCTTTTGAGAATATCTTAAAAGAAGGGAAAGAAGTCCGAAGCGATGATATTGCTATGGGCTATCAGCTTGCGAGAGAACACATCAATAAAGGCAATTATGAAGCTGCACAAACTGTTTTGTCTGACGTATGCCAAATGGAGAGTGAAGCCGGCAGAACCTTGCAGGCAATGCGGCTTTTTAATTCACTGTCTCCGGAAGGCAGAGTCAAGAATGTTATTCGTTCCGTCGATAAGATCAAGAAAAACACAGGTGTAAACGTAAATATTAGCGATGAAATGCTCGATAGGCTTCGTAACGCATCGGAAGAAGAACTGCCGGAACTTAGAAAGCAGATAAACATTGAACTTTGGAATCAAGTGCCTGCGACATTCTCCGAAAAACTCACAGCTTGGAGATACCTTGCCATGCTCGGAAATCCAAGGACACACATCAGAAACATTGTCGGCAACGCTTTATATGTTCCTGTAGTCAGAATGGATAATATCGTTCAGAGTGGATTGCAAAAGGCATTCAGCCGAAAACTTGAAAAAGTTGGAGCAAAAAAAACAGCTGCAATCTTAACCAATTCTTCTGATGACAGAGCATTGAAAAAGTTTGCCGGAGATCAATTCGACAAATTGAGAAAGACGCTTGATAGTGGGAATGGAAAGTATAATGAAGAACTTCGACCATTAGAAGCAAAAGTTTTTAACAATCGGTTTTTAGAGGGAGCAAAAAAACTGAATAACGCAGCACTGGAAGCAGAAGACCAAATGTTTATGAAGATAAACTTCGACAGTGCTTTTGCACAGTATTGCAAGGCAAATGGTAAAAAGGTCGGTGACTTAACAGAAGAATTCATTCAGCAGGCATCGGAACATGCTTACAATGAAGCGCTTCGCTCAACTTATCGAGATCCTAGCAAACTTGCAGATGCGCTTGCGAGGTTCAGAAAAAACCTAAATGTAAAGGCAACCGATGATGCAACGATGAAAGTAGCAAAAACAGCCGGAAAGGTTGTCATGGATTCCGCTTTACCATTCACAAAGACACCGATAAACATTTTGAGACGAGGCGTTTCTCATTCACCGCTTGCGCTTACATGGGGTCTTACAAAAGGAATGTACGATATTGTAAAGGCTACAGACGCAATAAAAGTGCAAAAGGCAATTACAAACATTGCAGAGGGGCTTACTGGTACAGGGGTTATGATACTTGGCATGTACATGGGAAACAAGGGGCTTGCAAACGGTTCTCTTGGCGAATACAACAGCGAATATAAATGGAAACAGCTTTTAGGAAAGCAGGATTACGCTCTGAATATCGGTGATTATTCTATCACAATGGACTGGGCGGCTCCGATCTGCATGCCGTTCTTTGTCGGAGTAGAAATCGGAAACTCTATGTTGAAAGAGGGCGGAAATCTATGGGACGGAATCGAAAGTCTTTCGCAGATTTACCAACCTGTTTTGGAGATGTCTATGCTTTCCGGTGTGCAAAATCTGTTTGACTTCGCGAATGGAGACAGCAAAGATATTGTAAAATTCATGGGAAATGCTGCACAAAACCTTGTAAGCCAGTTTATACCGACGCTTGTAGGTCAAACTGCAAGAACGCTTGTACCGGAGAGAAAAATCGCGCTTTCGACAGCAGAAAATAAACTGCAAAGAGACACAGAAAAGTATATTGATAAGCTTGAAAACAAAATCCCGGGTTTAACAAACACAAATCAAAGTTTTGTCGATATGTTCGGAAGAACAGATAGCAAACAGTCTCCAACAGACTATCTAAAGGCAGGACTTGAAAATTTCTTGTCTCCGGCGTATGTGCAAAAGAAAGAGACAGACAGAACCGTGCTAGAACTCGAAAATCTTCGTCAGGCACTTGGAAGCGAGGGGAAAGACGTTGTTCCTACCGATTACAGCTCACGCTACACTGTAAGATATGATGGTAGGGATATTCGCATGACTCCGGATCAGTTTACAGAGTACAAGAAGATCAGAGGGCAAGAAGTTTACAAAGGGCTTTCAAGTTTAACATCGTCTTCCGAATATCAAAACATGACAACAGACGAAAAAAAAGAGGCAGTCAGAGACGTTTACGAAGCGGCATCAGATGCCGCAAAGCGTTCTATTGTTATTTCTATGGGAGAGACAACCAAAAACGCTTACGACTACGGAGAATTGAACAAGACACAAAAGGCACTTGTTGACAGCGGAACGATGAGTGTTAGTCAAGTGAAAGAAGCAAATCAGATATTGTCTGAAAGCGGAGCGGATTCCAGTGCGGGAAAAGCCTACGCGCTTGCAGAAAGCGGCATGAGCAAAGAAGCAGTTATAGCCATGACATCGAAAACAGCCGTAGAGAAAGCAACAAAGCTTCGAGAAGCAGGGGCAACAAAGGAAGATGTGATAAACGCAGCGAGGACAATCAGAGAATCCGGTTACACAAAGAATATCGGAAAGGCTTATGCGCTTTTAGACAGCGGCCAATCAACTCAAATAGTCGGAACACTTTTATCTGACAGTGCAGTGAAAAGAGCGGCAGCAATCAAGCGTGCAGGAATTACACCTGAAATGTTAGATCATGCTGCCGGTCTGATCGATGCAAACGGAAACGGCAGATATTCCAACGACGAACTTAAAGGATTTTTATCAAGCGCAGATATTTCAAGGAAACAAAAATGGGCATTGTTCGAGGCATTAAAGGCAAGTCCGAAGACAAAGAACCCGTTTTAGGAAGGAGAAAAAGACATGGCAAAAGTTATTTTATCCGGTTCCAAACTGACAGAGCATTTCACGTTCAAAGAATATGCTAAAAATCAGACTGGAACCGTCAAGCTGACGGCAGAAGCAATTCTTCACGCACAGTGTCTTGAAGAATTCCGAAAATGGCTTCATAGACCGATGAAAATCAACGCTTGGTATCGAACTGCCGCCTACAATAAAAAAGTAGGCGGCAACGCAAAATCAAGCCATCTAAGGGGTGTTGCCACAGATTGGGGCATGCCCGGACTTTCTGAAAAGGAATTCATTCGGTATGCTAAGAAGTGGAAAGAGATCTGCGAAGCGCACGATATTGTAGGAGAAGCTGGACTTTATACATGGGGTATGCACATGGGATCTTCCGTAAAATACTCTAAGACGTTCTACAACTGGGATTCAAGAAGCGGAAAACAAATTAACAAAGCATTTGCAATTTAAGGAGAACTTATGCAGGAGAACTACGTATTAACATTGATTCTAGCGGTTATCAGCTCGTCTTGGGTTGGACCCACAATTCGCGATTTTGTGAACGACAGGAGAAAAAAGAAAAGACCAGGCGAGAGAATGATTCTTGCGATCGGCAGAAAACAGCTATTAGACGACGCAAAATCATACATCAAGCATGGCGGGATACCGGAGGACGATTACGAAGCATTTCAAGAGCAATATGAGGCTTATATCGGCATGAAAGGTAATTCAAAGGTTAAGAAATGGTGTGAGGAAGCGTTAAAGCTTCCAATCATTTATGAGGATTGATTATGAAAAAGAGAACAAAGTTTGTTATTGCAGCGATGGTCAATATCATTTGGTACACCGTCGTTGTTTTGGTGCTGTCATACAAGGATAAGACGGTGCCTGATGCGCTGACTGTTGCATGGTTCGGCGCGTGGACGATTGAATTGGCGTTATTAGCCGGTATTAAGGTAAAAGGAAAGGATGAATAACATGGTAAACTGGACAGAAGTAATTATTAGCTTATGCACACTGATTATCACAGGCGTTTTAGTACCGCTTGTGACAGCAAAATGGAAGGCTGCAAAGGCTGAAATGAGCAAGGAAAAGCAGGAAACAATCATGTACTGGACGGAAGTTTCAGTCAGATGGGCGAAACAGTGGATGCAGTCTGAATCCGGCGAGAAGAAAAAAGCAGAGGTTTTGCAGTTTGTTTCCAATAAGCTGAAAGAACTAAAAATCAATGTATCTGCCGACGAATTAGACAAAATTATTGAAGCTGTCTACGAACAGGTAAAGAAAGAGATAAAAGAATAGGAGAAAACATGCGGGTATGTGGCTTCACAAAGCCGGAACTCGACTTCTTTCGTGAAAATTGCAATTTTGTCAATTTAGAGATTGAAGTATTTGAGATGCGGTCAAGAGGGATTCCCTTAGAAGCAATCGCCGAAGCACTCAACATATCAGCAGACACAGCAAGGAAATATTCTCAACGTGTAAACAGGAAAATAGGGAAAGTATTGTAAGGGGTCGATTCCGACCCCTTCTTTTTTTATGCCTTTTTTGTACCTTATTCGTAAATTGTCTCATTGGCTCATGTGTGTCAGAATAAAAGAAAAAAGGAGAAAATCATGTTCAACACACAGGGCATTCAATATGTCAATGGAATAGAGAGCGCAAACGCTTATAGAATTTTCCCAAACCAACAAGTCATACTGATGGATTCTACAAGACCTAGATTCTATTTGAAAACGTCCGACGCTTCCGGATTCTCTACGGTAAAGGCTTTTGATTTTGTGGAAGTGCAAGAGCCGAAAGCTGATGTTGTAAATCATGCGGAATTAGACGAGTTAAAAGCGCAGATTATGGAATTATCCGAAACAATAAAAAAGTCGCTCACAGATAAGGGGGTAGAGTAATGAATCCTATTTTACAAATGACACAGATCGCACCGGCAATCGGTCAAATAAAACAAATCATGCAGACAGCAAAAGACCCGATGTCCGCGCTTAGTCAAATGAACGACCCAAGAATCAAAGAGGTTATGGATATGGTAAACGGTAAAAACCCACAAGAGGTTTTTTATCAGAAATGCAACGAAATGGGCATAAACCCCGATGTGATTCTTGGCATGCTTCGATAAAATTGCAATTTTATAAATAAAACAAAAGGAGTATTATCATGGAAAATTATTCATTAGCTGACATCAGCGCAGTTACCGGCAAGGATACAGGCGTACTCGGTGGCGGCGGTTCCGGATTATGGGTCTTCGCTTTACTGATTCTTCTGCTCATCGGTGGCGGCGGGTTTGGTTTCGGTGGGGCAAAAGGCTCTCCAGTCACAGAGGCAGGGCTTTGCAATGCTATGAACTTCAACAACCTTGACAACGCAGTCGGTAGATTGAATGACAGCTTGCAGGCTGATTATATGGGTCTTCAGAACGGACTTTCCAATCTTGGATACGAAACGCTTCGCAACTTCGGTACGACACAAAGTCAGATTGCGCAGTGCTGCTGCGAGACGCAGAGAGCGATTGACGGCGTAAACTACAACGGAGCAATCAATACCGCGGCAATCAATGCAAACACGACAGAACAGACACAGAAAATCTTAGATGCCATCACTGGAAACAGAATTGCTGATATGCAGAACCAAATCAATCAGCTTCAGCTTCAGACTGCATTATGCGGCATTCCGAAAACGAATCCGTATGGTTATTATATGGCACCGATCGCCTATGGGTGCAATGGAATGACTGGGACGACTTTAGTATAACGACAGGTTAAAGAATCGGCGGGGTTTCCCCGCCGTTGTCTTGGAAAGGAATGAAAATGTTAAAAGCAAACATCACAACTGCGACAGCAGTAACAGCCGGAACGGATATTCCGCTGAATCTCATCTTCAATACGAATTGCAACACAGCAATGACGAATAACCGTATTAACCTAAACAAATGCGGCGCGTATGATATTGACGCGATGTTTAATATTACTGGTGTAGCTGCCGGAAACGTCACTTTGCAGATGTATAACAACGGTGTTGCTATTCCTGATGCAGTAGCAGGAGCAACATCGGCAGCGGCAACAGACCTTATCACGCTCAATGTTACGGATATTGTGCGAGCCGTAAGAAACAGCATCGGAACGGAGGTTGCATTGTCGTTCAGACTGTCTGCAGCAGCCACAGTCAATAACGCAATCGTGACGGTAGAAAGGATTCAGTAATGGAATACATGGAATTGATTAGCCTTGTTTCTCGCAAAAACGATCCGAAATGGGATAGAGTCCACCATGCAATCAATAACGGAATGGAACGCTTGAAAAGATATGACCCTGCATGTTATGAAAGCATCATGGACGAAATCGGAGCAGTGGCATACCATATTTGCGATGAAAAGGCAAAAGAGATCGTCAGAAATATGCGTCCGTATGGTGAAAAGTGGTCGATGGAAACAATCGTTTCATTTGTAAGCGCAAAAAGAAGCGATTTTGATTGCGTTTCATGGTATTTAGTGATGAATATGTGCTACAACGATTATCACGACACGGCGGCGATGGTGGGTATGTCGGAAGACGCAGAATTCTATTACAGCATGGCAGACAACTTCATCAATGACGTTGATGGAAAGAAATACAAAGTAGCGAAGTATTTTCTTGACGCATAAAAATATCAGAGGTATAATAATAGTGTAAAAATCCTATCTTTCGCACGAATACACACACTTTCACAGAAAGCCACCGCTTGCCGGTGGTTTTTCTGTTTTATAAAATGCCAATCAAAAAGTGTCACACTAAGTGTCACACCTAATACCACTAAATAGCACCTTTTTTGTCTTAAAATTTGAAATTATTTACAAAAATAAGACAAGCAAAAACCCTTGGAAATGTTGAAATTCCAAGGGTTTTATTATGGTGGACGATGAGGGATTCGAACCCTTGACCTCCGCGTTGCGAACGCGGTAAGAAATGGCTATTTTTCAACTGTTATATTATATAGTGTCACACCATGTGTCACACACTCATTTTTTTTGCTGCATCCACAATAGCAGAATTGTCCGTATGTGTATATATGTTTGCTGTCAACCTGATGTCCGAATGTCCCATCAAGTATTGCGCAACTCTTATATCCACTCCTTTTTTGCATAGGTTTGAGCAATAGGTGTGACGCAAGCAGTATGGAACAAAATCATCCGCCAAAGGGTGCGGTTGAATAAGTTCGTTCCGAAAAACCTTGCACCCCATTGAGATGTTCATTTCGCGCCGTAGAGCATTTAGCGCACATTTAAGGCTTGATTTTGTATACTTGTTACCTCTTGTGTCAGTCGCAACGTAATTGAATTTAGGCGTGTTTTTTATTCGATGGTATAAAACATCCGGAAGAGGAACCTTCCTGTCGGCATTTCCACTTTTTGTTCCCCTTATATGCAATACGTTGTACTTCTCTCCGTTTTCTGTAATCGTTATAATATCTTTTCCCATAATGTTGATTGCTTCTGACGTTCTGCAGCTGCAATAATACATTAACATGAATACCAAAAACCTGTCGCTTTCCTCACACACTTTTAGAAAATGGTATTCTTCACTTTCTGTAAGCGCACGACGGTTCTTTTTTGTTCCTTTTGGTTTCTGCAAATCTAGCGTTGGATCGTCAGCAATCAGTTTGTTTGTTTTTGCTTTTGAAAAAATAAACCTAAGCATTTGATAAATATCGGATATGTAGGATTTCGAGTAACCTTGCAAAGAATTCATCACATTTTGCACGTCAAAAGGTTTTATTGATTTTAGTGTTCTGCTTCCAATTTTCGTAAAAATGACAGAATTCATTTTTTCCAAATAGGCTTTTCTTGTAGCTTCGGCTTGATTAGTCTTGTATGTTTCCACGCATTTCAATGCCCAGTCTTTTACCAAAGTGTTCCCCGATATGACAACGCTGCCTTCCTCCAAATCCCGCAGCTTATTTGCCATCTTCATAATGGCTTCTTTTTCAGTTTTTCCTCTGACAGTGTATCGTTTACCCTCAAAGGTAAATGTTTTTCTTATGTATTCCATATCACCAACACCTTGAACAAGCTGTATATCCTTGCGCTCGTGCGTTTGACTTGCTTATAGAATAGCAACTTTGCCGTAAATATTGGCAACCATACCGATGATATTTTGAACCTGTTCTTGTGATATACACTGTTTGACTAACAGGCTTTGATACGGTTTTGGTTGTTTTCTTTACAATTCTTTTGCTTTCGATTATATTGGATCTCCACAAACTAGGCTTTCCGCCAAGTATTGTCCCATTCTCTTCATCGAAATATAAAGCTTGTACCTTGTAGTAGTACCGTTTATTCTTTTTAATGTTTTTATCAAACGTTAGAGTGCTATCTTCTTCAAAATATTTTAACTCGTATGGTCCGTTTTTTGAGGTTGACCTATATATGTAATATACATTTGCTCCTTCGATCTCGTCCCAAAGAAGCCATATACAGTCTTGGTCATCGTCCGTAAATGTAATAAGTTTCGGTCTGTCTAAATCATTAACAGGGAAATGCTTATCGGTCCATACAATTTTTGCAGATTTAGAATTGCTTGGAGCACTAAAACTTGTGGTGCTTACCCCTTGGACTTGGTAATAATACCTTTTTCCATATTCTACGTTTGAATCAAGATAGGAATTGCTAGTTGCTGTGTCTATAAATTCATAGTCATACTTATTAGTTTCAGAACGATATACGTTGTATATCTCAGCACCATAAACATTACTCCATTCAATGTAAGCGCAGTTTCCGTCTGATTCTATGTATGTTATGTTTGGTTTTGCCAGCCCATATCCATAAGCTGGAGTTGTCATTGATATCGTTATGAAAACAGATAAAATAAATGATAAAGCCTTTTTCATTATTCACACCTCCATACTAAATCGAATGTCTAATTGCTTCAATCTCTCCTATGGGCATATCATTTTCAAAGTCGTTATGCGCGATATGCGCTATTTCATGCCTTATTGTTCGTATTTGCGCTGCTTCTGATAGATTTTCGTTTATTACAATAGTGTAATAATTTTCGCCATCATCATACCGGCAAAGGACGGCACCGCGAAAGTCGCAATCAAACGGTCTAAAAACAACTTTTACATTTTCCTCCAAGACATCACCTCATTTCAAATCTTTTAACAGATTATAAAAAGCGTCTAAACGCTCTTTTGGCATTCCCTTTGCTACATCAAAGATTGCTTTTAATTCTTTATTCTTCTGTAACTCCCTTGCAAGCATTTCTGTTTCAATGTCATAATAATTTTCTTTAGACACCCCGCTTTGCTCTCCTGTAAGAATGTAATCGGTAGATACGCCGAAGTATTCAGCTAACTTGAATAGCATTGCGGCTCTTGGTTCTGAGGTTCTCCATTTGTTTGAGTTTCCTTTAGGTATCCCGTTATCTTCTTCCATTTTCGATATAGAAACTCCCTTGTCTTTGCATAAAATCTTAAGTCGTTCATAGATATCCATTATTTGTCCTCTTTCCCGTATAATCCTACGCAAAAAAACATTGACAACCGTATAATATTATGGTATCCTTTGTATAGAGCGTAAAAAAATACGGAAAATACAAGGCGCGTAGAATATTATTTTATGTGTGGTTACTTAGATAATAGAACAAGCTACGCAAAATGTCAATATATTTCCGTAAATTGTTACGCAACAGAATGCAGAGGTGAGAGATGAAAGAAGTAGAGAAAGATTGTGAAAGGATAAGAAAATGGATGTCATACTGGGACGACCCTGAAATATCGGCATACGTAGAAGCATGCGAGAAATACGGATTCATTGATGGACTGCGCTTAGGGCTGTTCGTTGGAATCTATGTGGGTCTTCTGATTGGTGTGATTATAGCCGGTTTCGCTTTGAAAGCTATTTGAGATAAGACAGGACGCTGAAAACAGCAGAAACAAGGGTTGATACGGAAACGAGATAAGCAAGAAACAAATTTCTGCAATTTGCTTTGAACTCATAGTAAGAGCTGAAATCAAAAGCGGATATACGGAAATTCTCGTCCTTGCAAATAAATTCCCTTTTGTATAACTCTTTTAGACAAGCATTCAAAAGGGCAATTTCCTTTTTCGTATGTGAAACGTAACCGATTTCATCGGCAATCTGTTCGACTGTTAAAAACGGTTCACTTTCAAAGTGTTTATCAAGGGTTTTCATAATTTTATACTTACAAAATAATCGTTTCATTCGAATTGTTTACCTTTCGTACCTTGCACAACTTACAAGCAGTTTTGTTTGCTTAGGCTTTCCAACCTTAATGCAGTCGGGTGGCAAGTATCGGTATAACCGATGTTGTCACAAAGGCACACGAGAAATAAAAAGCTGTCCACACAGGGAAATCAGCCCCCTTTCTCGGGCATAACTGACAAGCTACTCTGCTTGCCGCCTCGATTGCATTATACCACAAAAATTTGCGTAAAGAAAGGAGGAAATATGCTTCACGACAATATCCGCTATTACATTAAAAAAGCCGGTCTTTCCATTTCGGAAACGGAACGCAGGGCAGGACTAGCAAGAGGGCACATTGACAAGTGGAAAGAAAGTGCCCCGTCAGTAACAAACATTAAGAAAGTAGCCGATGTCCTCGGCGTAACGGTGGACGAACTGATAAAAGAAAGAGATTAGAGATGGAAAAGAAAACAAAAGAAGAGCATGCCATAGATTTAATAAAATTTGGCATGCAGTTCTGGGAAAATCCATTGGCGCAGGAGTACATATTACTTTCTGCAAGGCAAATAGCAAAACCTGTATTCTTTCTCGGAGTATTCACAGGGATTAGTGGTACAGTGTTCGGAATATGTTTATTGAAGATTCTATTGCAATAATGATAGCTGATACACCAACGGCATATTCAAAGAATTTCTTTCGCTGATATTCTAAAAAATCTTGCAGTGAAGAAAGAGTTCTTAGGGATATACCATCGAGATCGTCAGATGCTTCTATAAGAAACGCGGCTTGACGATACGAGAAATCGAAAGACGTGCAGGATTGGCTAGGGGGCATATGGAAAAGTGGAAACGAACATACAATCCAAACCTCACTAGCCTGCAAAAGGTCGCTGACGTTTTAGGCGTAACAGTCAACACATTACTGAAAGAGAGGAAATAATGGAAAAGCAAGAACTGATAAGACAAATGAAGATGTCTACAAAGACCTTGTTTATCACTCGGCAGGAGTTGGCAGAGGTCATGGGGTACAAAGACCCACACTGCGTAGACAAGTATCTGAGCGGTCTCGAGCAAGTCGGAAAGCGGTATTTCATACCTGACGTTGCATCGGTTCTAAAATCAAGGGCGACAGTATGAAAAAAAGGAGGAAAAAAATGAGGAAAAGAATGAAAGATAAATTAGTGGCACTTGCAAAAGAATATGAGAAGTTGTATGAGAATACCGGCTTGTGCGGCATCGACGAAAACCGTGTGCATCTTCTTCGCAAAGATTTTGAAGAAATGTTTCCGGAATACGAATCCAAGGACAGGGAAGACGACGAATACCCAACAGAAGAATTTACGGTCTATAACGGAGTAAAATTCTTCTGCTTAATCAAGGGGCAGGAACATGAAGAAGCATAGGAGAACAGGCGGCGGCATCTTAGGAGCCATAGACAAAATCAAAAAGCCTTTAGGCGGCATACTAGTAACAGCGGCAATCATAACGATGCTAGGATTTGCCGGTCATGACGACCTAAAGGAAGCACAGGCGAAAGAGTTAACTCACCAAGTCGAGTTAAAAAGTGAGTTAAAAAGTGAATTAAAACAAGAACCTAAACAAGAGGTCAAACAGGAGTGGAAATCTCTCGGAGAATTCAAAATCACAGCATATTGTAGCTGCAGGAAGTGCTGCGGAGTATGGGCAAAGAACCGTCCGTTAGACGAAAACGGAAAAGAGATTGTCTATACAGCAAGCGGAGAGAGAGCAGAGGCAGGCAAGACGATTGCGGTTGATACTTCGGTTATTCCATTCGGTACAGAGGTCAAAATCGGGGACACTGTTTATACAGCACAAGATACAGGTTCAGCCGTCAAAGGAAACGTCATAGACATTTACTTTGACAGTCACGAAGATGCTGTAAAACATGGTGCCAAGTATTTAGAAGTAGAGGTGAGAAATGAATAAAAAAAGGAACGCCCACGAGGGGCAATTCCAAGTCCAAAACAATTTTACAATGAAAACGCTCG